CCCCGAAAGGGGGCCCGGCGCAGTGCAACATATCCGCTATCCTTAGGCTAGGAGGCCTTGTCAACCTCCGTACTCTCCCTTTCCGGGGGAGAAGCCTTGTTGGATAGTGATTGAGGGGAGTTAACCCCTCGGGACCGTAAGGAGCTCTGGTGCCATATACCAAAGGTGTGAAGCGCCGGGATCTACCCTGGGAAGGGTGGACCGGTAGCCTCAGGACGCTCCGAAAAGAAGATCCCACTTTTGTGGGGTTTTCCAAAGGGGCGTTTCCTGGGTATATGGGGGTTCAGATTACTGAATCCGAGAACCACCCTGGTTGGTTGAGGAAAGATAAAACTCCTCTCTACCGGGGTGACGTAGGTGGTAACTTTCTCATGCGTAAGCAGTACGTAGCGACGCCCATCCAGGCGACGTTGCGTAATTTGTCTGCTACGTTTGTAGATAAGCTCCACACCGGCTATACAGTAACGGCAACCTATATTGGGGGGTCAATCCCTACGGGGATTCCTCCTAATCCGTTCGCCGCGTTCTCGCCCAGCAGTGATGCTGAGCTTGAAGCGTGGGGAACGAAGGCTATCGCTATCTGTAAGCCAACGCTCAATCAAACGAGCTTGGCTGTGACTATGGCTGAACTCTTCCGAGAGGGCCTACCCCATCTTGTGGGGTCGGTTCTCTGGAAAGATAGAACCTCCCGTGCACGTGGTGCCGGGGGGGAATATCTCAATGTGGAGTTCGGCTTTAAGCCACTAGCGAACGACATCGCTAAATTTGCATACGGTGTCGTTTACTTTGACCGGCTTCGCGCTCAGTATGAACGCGATTCTGGCAAAGTCGTACGTCGTAGGTTCGTTTTTCCACCAATCGAGACGGTCACTTACCGTACGGTCGCTTCGGACTTTGTGCGTCCTGCACACTTTCCGAGTTCGACTCAAACGGATACAGTTACGACCGGCTCGAACACGGGAGCTCAAACCTCTTTGGAGACTCATACAGTCATCCGGAGATGGTTTGAGGGAGCGTTCACTTATTATGCACCCCCTCGGGGGGCATTTAGTGGGCTCTCCCAGGCAAGGAAAATCCTTGGTCTGGAACTGACCCCAGAGAATATCTGGGCAGTTACCCCGTGGAGCTGGGCTGTCGACTGGTTCACGAACGCTGGTAGTGTCCTTAAGAACTATCAAGCGTTCGCAGTCGATGGTCTGGTGATGCGTCGTGGGTATATGATGGAACATAAAGTTACCACCAATACCTACTACCACGTCGGGCCTATCCTCAATTGTTGGGGAGACCACGACGCGCCGGCTCCTATGTCTTTCGTCACTGAGACGAAGAAAAGGGTCCGGGCAACCCCCTATGGTTTTGGTCTGACCATGTCTGGCCTGACAGGCAGACAACAGGCCGTTATAGCTGCGCTCGGGATATCCCGTCTGTAGCTAATAGACGTGTTGTACCTGCGTCTTTCGACGCCGAATAGGGGCTGTAGACCACAGCCCTAGGAGTGATGCCTATGGCACTAACCGACCCGCAATCCATCACGATCAATGCGGTGACTACGCCACTTCCGAGAACTTTCTTGGAGGGAAGCGAGTCATCGTATGTGAGTAATGACGGATTGTGGAAGCTGTCGCTTAACCATAACCTGGTAAAACAGGGTAGGGTGCGGCACCTTCTGCGGTTTGACCATGCGAAGATCGCTGCCAATCCGTTGGTGACCGCCCAGAACGAGCGGGCTACGATGGCCGTTTACACGGTTATCGAAGTCCCTCCGCCTGGGTGGTACTCAATGACTGAGCAGATGCAGGTGTACACTGGCTATAAGGCCATGTGCGCTGCAACTTCGGATGCGATCATCACCAAGCTACTCGGTGGTGAGTCGTAGCGAGGGCGGTACTTCCTACGGGCGTGACGAGAAGGTGGCTCCTGAGAAGGATCCATCCTATCGTTTACGCCTAGGGAGGTCCCGTCACCGTGACGACGTGGAATTCAACGAGCTCGACATCAAGGTCAAGGTGAGCTATAAAACGCTCCTCTTGGTCTTTGTCTTGTTCGATGTTTTTCACAAAGTCGTCAACGCGCTGTCTGACTCTACCTTCGTTCAATCTATTATATAGTTGAACGGGAGTTTGAGTTAGCTGTGCGAGGCAACGCCTCGTGAGAGGCGTTCTCCATGGGTACGGTAAACTCCGGCCTATAACAACGATCTGGGGTGCTTTCCTCAGAGAAAGGTAGCAGCATAATATGCCACGCCAATCCCTGGGGGAGCTTTACCCCCGGGAGCTGGAGCACGCATTCCAGTTGTGCCGAATCGCGGAAGCGAGTAAGCACGACAGGAACGGCGACAACAGCTCTAGCCGCTACTTCGTTGACTGCAAAGTCCACGAGCCTATTGGTTCGGACAACCAAATCCGAATCAAGGACTTCGACGACGATGCCGTCATTTCGGTAGCGGAGCTCGAAGACCGGATGGGCGAGGACCTCTTGTCGAGGTTCTTTTACAAGCGTTCCGTAAGGAGCGCTTAGCCCACCGTAGTTGAGTAACGTAGGCTAAGGATCCGCACACCCTCTGCGAAAGGGGGAACGGTGAAAAGCCTAATGTCACTCTGGTCCCGGATGGCGGAGGAATCCGCCATCCAATGCTGCACTAGCACCCGCCGCGACATTAATACCGTCGCGGTGCGTGTCGAACATGAGGGGTTGTCGTTTTTAACGATAACCCTACCGGACCTTGGAAAGGCCATCCAAAAATGGCTCGACCAGGGTCGGGTGACTAGCCACCCCGCGTTCAGCAATGAACGTGGGGGAAGTCTCCCCCGATTTCTCGGAGGTTTCTTCAGTCGTGTGTTCGACAGGAGAAGTGGCTTGTTGCTCGATGATCCGTGTACGGATTCTATCCATGCCTTGCGTCAGCTAACGCTGATGTTTGGCAAGATGGAGCTCAAGTGCTCCCCAGCACGTGAGTTAAAAGCCGTCACGAATTATATCGAGTGTGAGCAGGAAGTCCGTTTGTTCGACAATAAACTCACAAAGAGCGATCTGAGTGAGTTTGTTCGCATGTCGGACATGCTCTATGGACGTATTTTCGCGCAGGTAGATAGAGATGTCTACCTTGGGCGTAACGTACCACGGCACGGTCCAGGATCGACCGCCGATGGACTTAAGGGTAACCAAAAGTTCATGCAGGTGGTCTGGACCGAACGTCTCGAAAATGCCGGCCTCGCGGCTGGCGAGAATCTCCTCCCGAACTGGCGCTTTTATGACCAGTTGGGCGGAGTTGACTTCCTCGAACCTGGCGCGGAGGTACCTGTAAAGGTTACCCTCGTACCTAAGACGCTGAAGACTCCGCGAGTCATTGCCATGGAGCCGACCTGTATGCAATATATGCAGCAGGCAGTGCTCCATCGATTGCTCGCGTACCTCGGTAAGGATGACTTCCTTGCGAGGGTTATCGGATTTGATGACCAAGTTCCTAATCAGGAGCTTGCTCGACGTGGTTCGATTGATAATCGAACTGCGACACTCGATTTGAGTGACGCTTCCGATAGAGTTTCTAATCAGCTCGTCCGATCTATGTTGCATCGGTGGCCTCATTTGTTTGGGGCTGTCGACGCGACTCGGTCTAGACGGGCTGAACTTCCGTCGGGCGAAGTAATTCGCTTGGCGAAGTTCGCGTCTATGGGTTCAGCACTTTGCTTCCCTATTGAAGCGATGGTTTTTACAACATTGATCTTCATGGGGATTCAAAGATCGCTCAACACGCCGCTTAGTCGCAAAGACCTGAAAAGGTATGCGGCCTCGGTGCGTGTCTTTGGGGATGATCTAATTGTTCCCAGAGACCATGTGCTCTCCGTTGTCAACTTGCTCGAGCATTTCGGTGCGCGAGTAGGGGCCGACAAGAGTTTCTGGACTGGTAAGTTCAGAGAATCTTGTGGTCGGGAGTACTTTAATGGGCGCGATGTTAGCATTGTTCGCGTCCGGCAAGAATTTCCGACACAACGGAAAGACGTTGAAGAGGTTATTTCACTTGTCGCCTTCCGGAACCAACTCTATATGAGTGGTTACTGGATGACGGTGAAATGGTTGGATGGAATCCTGGGGAAGTTGCTAACGCACTTTCCCACTATCCAGCCAAGTTCCTCTTTGCTGGGCAGGGTGAGTTTTCTCGCAGAGGATACTAATATGTTCTCTGACGAGCGACTGCACCCAAGCCTTCATACCCCCATTGTCAAGGGGTATGTAGTGAAGGCCAAACCTCCAAGAGATCCTCTTGAGGGGACTGGTGCCCTTCTCAAGTGTCTAATGAAGTTGGCTCGTGAGGGTAGTTTAAGGGATTTGATTCCCTGCTCTTACCCCAACATCTCGATCGATGGCCTTGCGGCTGTCGAGAGAGCTCCGGCGGAGGTGAAAGTCCCGTCGGTTCATACTAAGCACTTGGAACGTTTTGGTCGTCCCAGGTCGATCAGCATGAAACTTGGGTGGAGATCACCCCTTTAGGGAGTGGTCGGGGCCAGGTCATTAAGACCAGCCCTGAGGGAGAGTCCTAAGCTCCTACCTAGCCGGTTAATACCCGGTCGGTAGGTTCTGGCTGGACAGATACCCCTGTTAGGGGATCTAACCAGTTGGACTTTGTGGATACCGTGAGGTTCCACGGGAG